CACGCAGGCGTTTCTTTCTTGGAACAAAGGCACTGCCATCCGGATTTTGCTGTCTGGTAATACGCGTTTTTTGGGATGCCCGGATTTTGCGTCCAATACTCATTTCCAGCTTGCGTCGTTCAGCATCACTGAGCTGCTGCAACATTGTCCCTAGATATTCTGTCAGTAATTCTAAATCCGCCATGAAAATCCTTAATATTCAGGTGATGCCGAGGTCCAAGCTGCAAGTACTTCACCAGTTTGACTATCGATAAGCTGCATAGGTTGTGAATCTAGTGGTGTTTCATACTGAGGTTCATCCGGGAAACTGACTTTTAATGTGCCATCGTCCTGACGTTTCACAATGACACGTTCAGTTACTGGGAAAGTCAGTGACAGATCCCCGGTCCCATTGTCTAAAATAACCGTTTCAAACTTGAAGGCTTCTTTGCTTTTTTCCAGGTTCATGAGCAGCTCGGACTGATTAACGCGTACCCAGTCCAATAAAGGAATCATGACAGCATCTAATTCCCCGGCAAACTCAGTCAAAATGAAATTCAGGTCATAGACATATTCAAATGAAAGCCCAGCTGCACCGGTGCAACGAACATTACCTTTGTCAGTAAAGATGAGCATGCGTTCAGGATCTCGCTGCAGTTCTTTGACTGCAGCAAGGATATGACTACGAAGGCTATCGGGCTTTTTCATGTTGCTGTTCCTGGATCTGAATGACTGAATCGACTTTTGCAGCACAAAGTGCCCTGGCCAGTTCGGTGGTTTCTAATGCAAAAATTAAATCTTCATTGGTTTGAATATTTAATAAGGGCTTATTGCACCGGGTCAGTACTGGATAAAGCGGATTGGACTGTGTTTGCGTTTGTGGTGCCGGTGTTGTTGAACATGCTACGAATAGCATCGGGCACAGGCTGACTAGCCCAAGTTTTAGCATCCTGATCATGATTCAAAATCTCTTTTATATTGATTTTTCGTTGTTCTGAATTCAGCTGCAGTTCATCTTGGGCTTGTTGCAAGTCAGCAATGGCCTGAGCCTGGCTGGTGATCTGCTCTTTAATGCCGTCAATGGTGCTGTTTTGGGTATCAATCAGCTGCTGCTTTTCAGTCAGCTGGGTTTCCAGCTGTCCGACTTTTTGATTCAGTCTGTTGTAATGCTTGATCCCAAAAACCAACGCCAAGGCAATGAGCAAAACAATGACCAACTTGGTGATTGGGTCGAAAATTAAAGCATTCATGCTGCTTTTTTCTCCCCATAAATCGGTTCAAGGTGATCCCATTCTTTCTGGAACTTCGCCTGGTACCCTAATTTTTTATAATTTGGTCCGTTGTACAGTGTGAATACAGCTTCCCAATTCTCAGCACGCAGCGCATCAATCAAAGCGATCTTTTTGCCGTTTACGGTACCGGTTTTCCATTCAATGAAACGGATAAATGCTTCAAGTTGTAAGGATTCATTG